GTTTTTTTTTGTAAACTTATTGCAAGTATCAACGCTGAGTACCCTACACTCTTCGGAAAGGGAGATGAAGAAGAGACTAAGGAAAACCAAGGACAAACTGGAAAGGAGGAAACTTCTGAAGAGCTTAATACAGACGAGACGATTAATCCTTTTACTCAAAAATGAAGCTGAATTATCTGAATAGATAAGGTAAGTGAAGTTACCAGATTTAATTGACATCAGATATATGATATGCAGATTAAAGAGTTTCTTAACATTATATGCTATGTTATAGATAAAGCTAATGAAGAAAATAGACAGATTGAAGAATGAAAAAGAAAACATTAACTGTAACCTTTTTACTCATATTTGGTACTAAGATAATATAAAAAAGTTACATATAAAATAGGGAGTAAACCTCCCTATTTTCATTAGCTACTAATATATAAAATAATATATTTTAACAAAAATGAATATTCAAGAATTAAAGTTCTCAAATTTAAGTGAGCTATTAAGGAAGTGAGGAGATCTTATAATTTCTCTTTATAGACAGGAATTAGTTAAAACCAGATCTGATGACACTGGAGCATTAGGTAATAGTTTAAACTATGTAGTTGAGACTCAAGATGGAGAATATGAGGTTAATTTTAGCTTATTAGATTATTGAGAATATGTTGAAGAAGGCAGAGCTGCTGGTAAATTTCCTCCATTATCTGATATAAAGAGTTGGATTAAAACTAAGCCAGTAATTCCAAGACCTTATAATGGCAAGTTACCTACTGTAGATCAACTTGCATATTTAATTGGAAGAAAGATACATCTTCAAGGAACTCAAGGAAAACATCCACTTGCTAATACTATAGAATATATAGAGAACAACTATATGGAACTTCTTGATGATGCTATAACTAAAGACTTACAAGGACAAGTAGATTATTATTTATTTAAAAACTTTTAAAAATGGCATTTATACCAAGTAAATTAGGAATATATAATGCATCAAGGAGTTTTCCTGTTAAATGGAATAATCCTGGATGGGGAATTACTGGAGAATATGATTATTGGACTTGGGGAGATGATTATACTGAAGAAGGGCCTTTAAATGTAACTATACAGGATCCAAGTAAAGAAGGATGTACAATACAATTTTTATCTCCTACAACAATAACTACTGATTCTTCTACTGTATTTCATTTTTATCCTAGAGGCATTACTACTGCTTTATTAGAGGAAGATTTACCAATTAATTTACATAGTAAAGCTCCTGGATATTATCCTGCTAATGGCACCATTAAAGTACCAAATACTGGTGGAGAATATACAGTAGAGTATATATTAAATAGATCAGATATTATTAAATGAGATGCAGCAGTTGTTAATGCTACAGCTTTAGTTAATATGGAAGTTCTGGATTGAGATTCTTGCTCTATTAAGTTTAAAGTTACAGTAAGAGCTAATACTCAATGAAATACTGATTTAACTGTAACTATCCAATTAGGGGCTTATTATGATACTAATAAATTTATTAGTTATAGTTACGGCTTTAAAATTGAAAAAAGCAATACTCCAGAAGATTTAAAGTTAGTAGTAACTCCTTCATCTGGAACTTATGGAGCATCTGCTTTTGTTACTGAAGAATTCCATTTAAGTACAACTAAAGCAGAAGAAACAATTACCTCATTTAATGTTACCTGCCCTCAAGCTAGTAATATTAAAAAGGATATTGTTGATAACTATTTTGTATTAACTGTTCCAGAGAATAAAACTACTAATAATTTAGAGTTTAGTGCAATGGTTACTGCAACAACTTCTGGAGGTTATACTCTTGAAGCTACAGTTCCAATTAAACAAGCTGCAACATCTTTAGTGATTCCTAATACTAATTATGAAGTAAGTTGAACTGCATCTACCTTAAATATAACTGGTACAGGCTCAAACAACTTAGATGATGTTGTATTTAGCATTCCTGTAGGTTGGATTAGTGGACAGAAGATAACTGTGAATCCTCAAGGTGTAGCAACTATTAGTTTGAACATTGCAGAAAATTCAGGTTTATCTTCTAGACAAGCAACTATTGGAGTATCTGTTATAAAGAATAGTTCAAGTATTATTAATTTATCTATTAATATTACACAATCTGTTAAATCTGATATATCTCCTATTTGGAAAGATTATGTTTGGGAAGAAATTATCAGTTCTGATTTTATTGAATATCATTTAGATTATGCAGGGGATATGGTCTATGCTGGAAAAGCTTATAAATATCCAGAAACTGATAGAGTAGAGTTTTTATTAAATAATGTTGCTGAGAATTATCTATCTAATGGTATTATATTTAATACTTCTAAAACTATAATATCTCCAGAATATTTGAAACCATTTACTTTGATAACATCTAGTGGAAATGAAAAACCAATTACTTTTTTCAATGATTGGAGTTATAAAGATAGAGATTTGACTAAAGGTACTATGTTAAGTGATCCTATTACTGGTTTAGTTGATCCCAGACAATATTTAGTAGCAAGTTGAATTTTACCAACTGGAACGGGAGTTGTTAATAGATTCTTTTATATAGATGGAACATCAACTGCTATAGATATTAGTTTAAATTCTGGAATTAATGGATATACATATACAGAAGATTTAAGCAATAAACTATGGCCTTGTGGGAGCTATTTAATAGTAGGATTTGTAGAAGACGGAAATATTAGTGATAGACAGATTAGATATGATATAGATACCACAGGTAAAGATTATGTATTATATTATACTAATTCAGCAGGAGGATGAGATTCATTACTTGTTGAGGGTAATGTTAGAAAGACTGATGAAATTAAATCTGAAACATATACTCGCAAAGTATTAAATACATCACAAGAGTTTGCAAGAAATAAGTATTTGAATACTATAACTTCAAGCTGGGTTCTTTATACTGGTTATTTAAATGATATTCAAGCTTCTAAGATGTTTAATCTAATTGAGAGTACCAAAGTATATTTGCATAATCTTAAAGATAATACTATCACTCCAGTATTGATTACAGATACAAATTGTGAATATAAAACTTATACTAATCAAGGTAAGAATAAGTTCTACTATACAATTAATGTAGAAACTTCTCAAGATACTTATCGTAAATAATTATGAGAAAGAATATTAAATTATTTATTGCAGGAAAAGAAGTACATTGTTCTGAAGGCATATCATTACCAATGACTTATACTGTAGAAGATTTTCAGAATCCAACAATAGTAAAAAATTCATTCAGTAAGACTATAAGCATTCCAGGAGACAAAAACAATAATAAGATTTTTGGAGAGATTTATAAGTTAGATAGATTTCTCCATATAAAAGAAGGTAATTTCTCTGGCGTATATTTTGATCCTTCAAAAAGAGTTGACTTTGGAATCTATAATAATGGATATTTAGTTGAATCAGGATATATGCAGTTAAATAGCATCTCTATAAAGCAAGCAGTTATTACTTATAATATTACTTTATATGGAGGATTGGGAGATTTCTTTTATGGACTTAAATATAAAGAAGATGGCACTATTAGAACTCTAGCTGATTTACAATACTTTGTAACTGATGAGGATGGTAATGTACTTCCTACCGATACTGAAATGAATTTCCACATTAATAAAGATTTTGTAAATACTTGTTTTAATTGGAGTAAAGTAAATGACGGAAGTCAAATTTATGATTTTTTAACATTTATTCCTGCATATAACGGTTTATATGAAAACTTTGATAATGAAACTTGTTTAATAAATACTAATGGAGATAATTTATTTCCTACTAGTAAGACCGATTCAGGAACTACATACACACCTTATAATGGATATGGATTAGCTAAATTAAATAGAGCATATACAGAATGGGAGATGAGAGATCTTAGAAGTTATATGCAAAGGCCAGCATTAAAATTAAGTAAGTTAATAGAAACTATATGTAGAAAAGAGAATTCTGGATATGATGTGATATTTGATGATAGTTTCTTTAATTATTCAAATCCATATTGAAATAAAGCGTTTGTTGCATTACCTTTATTAGGATCTACTGAAGATGAAGAATCAGATAATATTACAGAGAATGCTAAACTTACTAAATATAATGATTTGTTTTGGTGTGGATTAAAACCTGGAGGAACAACTACTTCAGTAAACTGGGGTAGATTTAGTGTTACAGGGAGTGATGTAATAGTTCCTGGGGAAGGCCAAGTAATTGATTTATCTGCAACTCCTGCTAATACTCTTGTTAATATTAATGTTGATTTTCAGCTATTTTATAATGCAAATGTTTCAGCAGGTAATGATTTATATTTATCTTATGTAAGGAACGGAAGAGCTGGAAATACAGATTATAGGAATGATCCTTACAGAACATCAGTAACAGCACAGATATTGATATATGATGCTGAAGATACTTCATCTCCTAGTAGACCTATAGCATACTCTCCTTTATATAACTTTACAAATAAGATAAACACTCAAGTTCAATCAGGACCTGGAACTTGGTTTAATTATTATCCATTAACTGATGCACCTGTAGAAGCTATTTTTGGTCACTTTGTAAAAGATAGTGGAAATAGGTATTATTTTAAAAGTGATAATAATACTAATACTTTCAGATTTACTGTAAAAGATATGCCTAAAGTTAATAAGATTTTAGTGAATATACAAATTGCAAGAAGAACTGAGAGTTTATACAATCAAGATGCAGTATGACAATCAGATAATATGCATCCTAATAATGTCACAGCAAATAGAGTTGCTGGATGGTCAGAATTTTTATATGATGAAGATCAGTATACATTAAAAGCTTCTTGGCCCTCAACAGTTACTTCCGATGCTTTAATTACTAAGCAGAAATTATTAAAGACAGAACAATCTCCTGTTGATTACTTATTAAGTTATGCAAAACTATTTGGATTGTATTTTACAAAAGATATTGATAGTAAAACAATTAGAATATATACTAGAAATAATTTCTTTAAGAATATAATCTTTGATTGGAGTAAAAGGATTGATTATTCTAAAGACTTCAATGTAAATCCAATATTATTTGATAAGAAGTGATATACTATGTCATTAGAAACTCCAGAAACATATTATGCCAAGAAATATGATAGACAATATGATATAGATTATGGTCAGCAAAGATTAAACACTGGATATAATTTTAATAGTGATAATACTGATTTATATTCTGGAAATATATTTCAAAATGTAGTATCAGCAAGAGATGCAGATAAGTATTTTAGAAATTTCTTTAATTCTGGAAATACTTATGTACCCGCATTTATGAATGATAATATTACATATAGTTTATTTAATAGAACTTCTACAGAAGTAAAGACTAATGATCAGGATTTATATGGAGCTAATTTTATAGACCAAGGTAAGACTACAGAATGGTGGGATGTTCCTGGAAATGATATATTTGCAAAAACTTGTTTTTATACATTAGATAATAATGAACAAAGTCTTGAAGAGATAAAAAGTACTTTATTATTTTATAATGATGATGTTAATATGAAAGATATAAATGGTAATCCTATTTATTATTGGATTACTGATGATGTTACAGAAATGTCAGTTCTTAATGATGGAGAACCTTGTTATATCTATACTAATAGTGAAAATAATTCTGCAGGACAAAAAATAGCTATTAGAAGAAACATATTACCACAATTTATAAGATACACTATTTCTAGTAATTTTATATCTTCATCTTGAGATTTTGGGGTTCCAAGAGAAATATACATTGATAAAGTTAGTTATTTAGAACAATCTACTTTATATAGTAGATTCTGGAGTGAATTTTATAATGATCAATTTGATGTAAATACTAAAAAAGTTGCCTGCTTTGTAAGATTGGATGATTTAGATGTTAAGTATGATTTACTTAGACAGTTCTATTATTTTGAAGATTCTTACTGGATACTTAATAAGATTGATGCTTATGATATTAATTCAGATTCTACAGTTAGATGCGAATTTATTAAAGTTCAAGATATTAATAGTTATTTAGCTGGAGTTCAAAATCTAGGTGAATATATATCATTTGATGATTCAGATCCAGTTGTAGATTATAAAGCTGGGACTAAAAAGATTACAGTTACTTCTAATATTCCTTGAGAATTAGGATGATATAGTCCAAATGAAATTGTAAGCATTACACCTGAATCTGGGCAACCTGGAGAAACAGAATTAACAGTTACTTATAATGAGAATACTAAATATAATCAAAGGAGTTTCTACTTTAGTCTTTATAAACAAGGAGGCGTAGATGGTCCTAAATGTATGTTTACTCAAACTCCAGACCCAAATAAAGCTGTTCTTATTACAGGCAAATTAGAAACTCCAAGTGGCACTATACCAACTGGGGTAAATCAGATACTTACAGAAAACGATAACTTCTTGAATGTGGCTTATATGCAGGATAATGGAAATTATAGAATATATGCTCAAAAAGGTGTTCAGTTTAAATTTGAAGTGACTGATGGACCTACAGGAACAGTTAAATATACAGAGAATTTAACACTAACAGAAGATACTGTTAAAAATATTACAATCTAATGGCACAAACAGAAATTAAAAAGGTTATTAGTATTGATACTAAGTCAAGTAATAAGTCAATAAACTCTTTAAAGAAAGATATTGATGCATTAACTAATTCGCTGAATGATTTAGAGATTGGTACTAAGGAATATAATGAAACTCTTTCATTACTTGGTAAGAGACAATCAGAATTCAATAAAATTAATGAGCAGATAGCAAGATCTTCAAGAACTACTGCTCAAAGGTTTGAAAGTGTAGCTAAAATATCCACTGGTTTGGCCAGTGGATATGGAGCTGCAACTGCTGCTATTACTTTATTTGGGAAAGAATCAGAAGATTTAAATAAAGTAATGGTTAAGTTACAATCTACTATTGCTTTAGTTCAAGGTGTGGGAGGTATAAAAGATTTATTAGAAGAATTGCCTACTTTAGGTAATTGGTTTAAGAAATTAACTGATTTTATCTCTCCATTTAATACAGGGTTGAATAATGCTGCCAAAAATCTTAATCAGATTGATGCATCTAAGCTTAATGGCATTGGCACATCTGTTGGTAATGTTGGAACTGAATTAGGTAATATCTCTAAAGTAGTCAAGGATTTAGAAGGCACCAATATTAATTTTAAAGGAGGTATGATTCAAGGAGTAATGGGCACTCCTGCTGAAATATCTGCTACTAATAAGAGTGTATCTAATACGATTCCGATTATAGGTAAATTAGGAGAAACTGCAAAAAAGTCCTTTGAAGAAGTAAAACCTACATTTACTACAGTTGCTGAATTTTTAAAGGAAGCAGCAAAAGAGACTGGAACTCCAGCAGAGAGAATGCAGAAAGCTGCTAAACGTTTAGGTGTAGATCTTGCTGAATTAAAGGAAAATGTAGAAAAAGGCATTCCAACTTTGCGAAAAGGGGCAGAGGCTCAGAAAGCAATGGCTGAAGCTTCAGAACAAGCTGCTTCTGGAGTAGGTAAAGTTAAAACTGCACTTAAAACTATTGGTAATGTAACTGTATGAATTGCATTAGCTACAGCTATTGGAGTAGCTATTAATAAGATAATAGAGTATATATCCTCAATAAAATCAGCTGAAAAGGAGGCTGCTGAATTTAGAAAGTCTATTACAGATACTACTAATCAGATTGCTTCTAAATCTATAGCTATCTTTAGAGAGTTACAAATAGCTTACGAAAGGGTTGGAGATTCTGCAGATGCTAAGCGTAAGTTTATAGAGCAATATTCCGATAAGATTAAAGAGACTGGTTTAAATATTACTAATGTAAAGACTGCAGAAGATGCGTTTGTAAATAATACTGGTAATTATGTAGAAGCATTAACTGCAAGAGCAAAAGCTCAGGCTATTGAACAGGCTGCAATTAAGCTTTATGAGGAGTATTTAAATAAACGTACTGAACTGGAGAATCAAATTTCTGATACAAGCTTTGGAGAGGCATCTGCTTGGCAGGCTTTTAAAGCTACAGCAATGTTCTGAAAAGATTATTCAAATACAATTTATGAGTATACAAAGCAAAATAAAGAGAATACTTATAAACAGTTGGATGATTTAAATAAAGACATTGAGAAAAGGATTAAAAAGCTATTTGAGGATGTAGCAGATACTAATAAAAAGTATGGTGGGTTCTTTAATATTCCAACTATTACAAAGAACACTACTGAAGCTAAGAAGGTAATAAATGAATTTGATGAATGGCTTCAAAAGAGATTAGAGGATAAAGACCCAGTAGATGAACTTGAAGATGAATATATTAGACTATTAGCACTAGCTATTAAAAATAATAGAAGTATTGAAGAAGTTGAGGCTTGGCATCAAGAAGAGCTGAAGAAAATTAGAGATAAAGCTAGAGAAGATGAAGAAAATGCAAGAAAAAGTGCTGCGGATAAAGCTTGAGATGATCTGCAGACTGAGTTAAAAAGAATGCGCGAGGCAAGGTATGATATAAAAGATACATCTTTAGAAATTCCTAAAACTCAATATACACAAGGATTTGCCAAAATATTTGGATTAAGTGGTGAGTTCTCTTATTCAAGCAAAAAAGACATAGAGGGATATAAAGATCGTTTATTAGGAACAGATACTGAAGAAGGTTCTATAGATAAATATCATAATCAAATAAAAACAAGATTGGAGGAGCAGAAGTCTTTTCTATTAAAACAATTAGAAAATGAGACTTTAACAGCTGATCAGAGAAAACTTATTAAACTAGAATTAGATTCTATTGATGAGCAATTAACTGAAAATGAAATAGACAGAGAAAATAAGAAAAACAAAGTTAGAGAAAATGTTAATAAGCAATATCAAGAATCTATAAAAGCTCGCCTTGATCTAGCATCAAAGGTTGCAGGAAGTATGGCAACTATATGAGGAGAGGAAAGTAAAGTAGGTAAAGGATTCGCAACAGCTCAAGCTTTAATTGATACATATAGTGCAGCTAACAGTGCTTATTCTGCAATGGCTGGTATTCCAGTTGTAGGTCCAGCTTTAGGTGCTGCCGCCGCTGCTGCAGCAATTGCAGCTGGTATAGCTAATGTTAAAAAGATCTGGGAAGTAGACGAAACTAGTGGAGCATCTGCATCTTCTGCTTCTGCATCTATTGCAGCACCTGCTGCTTTAAATACTGCTCCTGTAGAATATACTCGAAACTTACTTGGAGATAAAGAAACTGACCTTTTAAATGAACCTGTTAAGTGTTATGTTGTTGAATCTGACATTACTTCAGCTCAAACTAAAGTTGCAGTTACAGAATCAAATGCAAGTTTCTAAAGTGAGTAAAATTTATGACACACTACTATGTAAGTTGCTGATTATCAGTGCTTATATAGTAGTGCTATGTCAAAATTTATTTATCTTAGATACAAATTTGAGTAAAAAACTTGACATTTGATAGTATATAAATATATAAAAATAAAAGATTGTAACAATATTACATTTTTAAAATAGCTTATATATTAATAAAAAATGGAAAAAATGTATAATGATCTTCCATTATATCAAGCAATTATTGCTGATGATTGTGATGGAATAGAGTTCGTAGCATTGACCAGTAAACCTGCAACCCAAGTTAATTGGCTTGCTTTTGGGGAATCTCAGAAGTTCTCGATGGATGAAGAAAAACATATAGTTACTTCTTGTTTAATGGTATGTGATATACCTATATTTAGACGGGATAGTAAAAACGGAGAATATTATATTCAATATGATAAAGAAACTCTCCGTTTAATGGCTGAAAAAATGATGTATGATAAGAGAACTACTGATGTAAATATTGAACATTTGGAAGATTCAGTAATTCCTGGAATAATTCTTCAAGAACTATATATTAAAGATATAGATAGAGGAATTAATCCAGTTGAATTTGCTGATTGTCCAGATGGTTCATTATTTGCTACTTATAAAGTAAATAATCCTGTTATATGGGATGCAATTAAAGCTGGCAAGTTTAAAGGGTTCTCTATTGAGGGATTGTTTACTTTAGAAAGACAATCTGATGAATATGAGGAACTTAAAGAGATTCAAAAAATGTTGAGAAAAATAAAAAGAGTTAAACATTAATTAATTATGAGTAAATTCACAAAAATTAAACTTGAGTTAGCTAAGATGCTTGCAAAGTTCAGTGATGTTAAAACTGACAAGGCTGTGCTTACTTGGGATTCAGATGAGGATCTGAGAGAAGGTATGGATGTTTATGTAGCTGATGAAAATGGCGAATATGCACCTGCTGCTGATGGTGAGTATGTTACCGAAGATGGCAAAACGATTGTTGTTAAAGACGGTAAAGTAGAGTCCATTACTGATCCTAAAGCTGAGGTTGATCCTGAAGAGGGTATGAGAACTGTTGAGGTTGATGCTGCTTGTGGAACTAAGAAAGTAAAAGCTGAGGAAGTTACTGATCCTGCTGTTGAAACAGACGGTGTTAAAGAAACTGAGACTGATGCAATCGACGCTATTCATCGCGAAATTAATGAGCTTTACGATATTGTAGATAAGCTTGTTAAGAAAGTAGCTGAATTAGAGGGTAAATCTGAAGCTACAGAAAAGACGGTTGAAAAGATGAGCAAAATGAGTGCTGCTTTTTCAGCAGAGGAAACACTTGAAAATAAAACAACTGCTCCTATAAGTGGGATAGCAGAAATAGATAGAAAGCTTAAAAACTTTATTGGTTAATTTATAAAATTTTAAATAATTATGGCAAATAGTCCTGTAATGACAACTCTTCCTGCTTATGTGGAGCAAAGACGTCTCCCTCTTATTAAGGAAGCGGTTTTAAAAGCTAAGAGTGCAAGTTTATTTAATCTTCAGACAGATATTAAAACTGATGCTGCTCTTAACCTGTTATCTACCGATGTTCAGTTCGGTGATGGTCTTACTTGTGGTTGGGATGAGTCTGGAACTCAGACTCTTTCTCAGAGAATTCTTAAGACTGGTAATATTAAGATTAATATGGCATATTGCGATAAGGCTATGCTGAAATACTGGACTCAGTATGCAGTTAAGGTAGCCGCTGGTCAGAAGACTCTTCCTTTTGAAGAGGATTTCGTAAATGCTGTTGTAGAGAACGTAAAAGAGGCTATTGAGATAGCTATCTGGCAGGGTGATACGGCTTCAGAAACTAATAACCTGAAGTATTTTGATGGTCTGTTAAAGATCCTTGGTGCTGCTGATGGTGCTGCTGATGGTGTTGTTGATGTAACAATTGCTGGAACATCTGCCTATACTGACATTATGGCAGTTTATAATGCAATTCCTGAGAAGGTTCTTGATGGTGCTTCTATTCTTGTTGGTGCTGATATGTTCCGTAAGTTCGTAAACGAACTTGTTGAGAAGAACTATTTCCACTATAGCGGAGAAAGCCTTGATGGTGAGATTTATCTTCCTGGTTCGCAGGTTAAGGTTATTGCTGTTAATGGTCTTAATGGAACTGATAAGATTGTTGCTGGTCAGTTAGACAAGAACTTCTTCTATGGTGTAGATATGATGAACGATGAAGAGAAATTCGAATTGTGGTATTCACAGGATTTCCGCGAGTTCAGATTAGCTATTGAATTTAACGCTGGTGTACAAGTTGCTTTCCCTGACGAAGTAGTATTAGGTGCCAAGGCTTAATTTCAATAGATTTTATTAACTTCTAAATGATATTGAAATTATGGCTTGTTTAATAACTATCGCAGGAATCACACTTGATTGCCAACCTTCATTGGGTGGAATCAAACAGGTATGGATTACCCAGTATGCAGATGTTAAAAGTGTAACGGTTGATCCTGAGAGCAATATGATTTCAGCTATTACTCTTGAGTCTTCAGCTAAATGGTATAACTACCAATTTAGAAAGGCTACTGGTTCTCTAACCTCAACTTTAAATGTAGATGAAAGTGCTGGTGTTAATTATGTAAGTAATGAGCTTGCTCTTGTATTTACAAAGATGGAAACAGCAAAACGAGTAGAGATTGCAGCTTTATCAATTGGTCAGCTTGCAGTTGTTGTTGAAGATAGCAATGGTAAGTATTGGTTCTTAGGTAAAGATGATTATGTAAGCGCTTCCGCTGGTACGGGTGTTACTGGTACTGCTAAAGGTGATCAGAATGCTTATACTCTGACACTTTCAACAGATTCAGATTCTTATCCTTATGAGTTATCTGCAGAAGCTATCCAAAGCGTTGTAGGTGCTTAATAACAGAAAGAGGGGCGAGTATTAATTTACTTGCCCCTTATTTTGTTTATATACCACATAATGAATAATTTATATTTTATAGAAAAATAATATGGCAAACGAAACTGAAAAGACAATTCTTCCCTATCTTAATGTCCTTGAAGTCGAAACAATAGATAAGTCAAATGTGACTAAAGTTATTGTTATTGACAAGGATGATGAAGTTAAGGTTATGGATGGTTCTCAGTTAGGATCAAGTAACTATCAAGATCTTCAATTTAAGCCTGAAATCAATGGGGTTGAATTAAATGGAAATATTCCTTCTAAAGAATTAGGAATTCCTTCTATTGAAGATGTTGATAATCAGATTACTGAGAAACTAGCTGACTATCCAACTAAAGAAGAGGTAACTACAGAGATTACTGAAGCCACTGCTGGAAAGCAAAATACACTCGTTCAAGGTGACGGTATAGTAATTGAAGAGAATACTATTTCTGCAGATTATAATACTATTCGTAACAAACCATCTTTAAATGGAACTGAATTATCTGGAGCAGCTTCAATAGTACCTGCCATTAATATTCAATCAGTCCCATCTAAAGTTACTTTAGCTCCTGTATTTGGTAATCAAACTGGAGAAGCAGTTGAACTTCCAATATATAATACAGAGACTAATCAAGCTGGTATTGTTAATGGTCCTCTATATGCACAATTAGCAGATAAATATACTAAAGCTGAAATTGATGCTTTAAATACAGCTATTAATAAAGAGATAGCTTCAAAACAGGAAACGCTTACAGCAGGAAAGAATATATCTATTATAGATAATGTAATCTCTGCTTTTGAGAATCATTTCTTACTTAATTTAAATGAGAATGATCCTGTAAGACAGAAACATATCTATGACTTTATTAGAACTAATCTGGACTTCTATTTATTCTGCCAGATTACATATAAAGGTGATATTATAGTTATTCCTGTTGCAACTATTGAACATCCTGAAACTATTGATTTATATGGTTATTATTTCCAAGATAATGGTGCATTAGTAGTTATTAATGCAATCTTAGTAAATAATGGTAATATGACTGTTAAAGTTACTGAGGTTGATCTTACTAATAAAGGCTATACTAAAGATGAAGTAGATGCCAAACTTGCAGCTAAGCAAGGTGTATTTACTCCACAAGCTCCATTAGCTTTTAATGAAGATAATTGGGATTTATCTGGATACCAACCAGTTGGTGATTATGCTTTAAAGAGTGATATTCCAACTAAAATTAGTGAGCTTACTAATGATTCTAACTTTGTAAGTGAAGCAGAGGTTTCTGGAGATTTAGCAGGTAAAGCAGATAAGACTTATGTTGATGAGCAGCTTGCTACTAAACAGCCTGTAGGAGATTATGCAACAAAAACAGAACTTGCTGGTAAAGCTGATTCTTCTGTGGTAGAATCTCTATCTACTCAAGTAGCAACTAATACTTCAGACATATCAATTATTAAAACAAAGCAAGAAGAAGATGGAAACAAGATTGATGCTCTTGATAAAGAGATGGCTACTAAACAAGATTTACTTGTAAGTGGAACTAATATCAAAACAATCAATAGTCAGTCTTTACTTGGAGAAGGTAATATAGAAATTGAAAGTGGCTCTAATATTCCATTTCTATTTATAAATTCCACTGCTCATCTTTCTGGAGATTTTGCTGCGGTTAAGAATGCTATAGCTAATAAAACACCATTTGAGCTTTATTATGTAAATATTCTAGGTTATGGTGATATAGCAGCTCCAGAAGTATGTTTTGTTTCAGGAGAAAATATTCAAGCTACTTTCCATTTTGAAAGTACTACAGCTAATCATACTGTAGTTCAAACTACTATTACTCCAACTGGAGTATCAGCAGATACTAGTTATCATAGTTATCAAGAGCAACTAGTTTCTGGTACTAATATAAAGACTATTAATGGTGAAAGTATTTTAGGAGAAGGTAATCTTGAAATATCTGGTGGTGGAGGGACTACCGATTATACTCAGTTAACAAATAAACCTCAGATTAATTCTGTTGAGTTATCTGGCAATAAGAGTTTATCAGATTTAGGTATTCAGCCTGCTGGAAACTATATTGAAGCTGGAACTGGAACCCAACCTCAAATAAATACTATTACTGTTCTAACTCAATCAGAGTATGATGGTTTATCAACTAAAGATCCTAATACACAATATTTAATTGTAGAATAATATGAATATTAGAGATGATTTAAAGACATTTTATGTAGGTGACAGACAAGGTACTGCTATTTATGTTGGCAGTACCAAAGTCTGGCCTATATGTAATCCACAAATAGTTACAGTTGCTAATCCAGTTCCTCAAGGCACTACAATAGTTGATCCTTGTAGTTATGTATTTAGCAGTTATGATGGAACTATAAATGATATACAAAGGGATTGAATGGGTAGAGGATCTGGCCTTACTTCTACAGTAATTAGTTTTACTGCTGATTTAAGTGAATTAGCCCTTAATATAGATGGTGTACCTCTTTGTAGTATTATAGGTTCTGCTCAAACATATGCAGATGTAAAGTTAAATAGTGGAGATTTAAGTAGAAAAGGAGGGTTTTTTAAAACATCTCATTTTGATCTAAATAACCAGGAGATTACTAATCTTAATGAAGCATATGGAAGATGGTCTAGTGAATCTCAATTTTTGGGTCAAACAATACATAGTGCTACTTTATCTAATGTTAAAATACCTACAACTACTAAAGAAGTAAGTGCAAATTATTTATTTATTGGAGTAAAAATAGATAATAATGATTTCTCTGTAATGAATAATTTTCAAAATCTTGTATTAGTAGATCCAAAATGGGCATTTGCAGATACAGCTGATGGAGCTACTAATATAGATAATATAACGATTAATATTCCATTTAAAGGAGATTGTAATCATATGTTTCATAGAGCATTATATCTAACAACTATTCCAAGTAATTTTACCTTTACTGGAATTACAGATATAAGCTATATGTTTAGTACTTGTAGTAGATTAACAGCTACACCAGAAATAGATTGTCATCTTGTTACAGATTGTACTAGTTTTGCGGCATCTTGTCCAGAATTAGTAACTGTAGGAGCTTTAAATGGATTAGGAGAGAGTTTAACTAAAGGAGGAGTTCTTTATTTTGCACAATCTCCAAATTTATCTACAGATTCATTACAAACTATAGCTGAATCTATTGGCACAGCAGTAAGTTCTAATACAAGTATATCATTCAAATCTACTGCATATGATAAATTAACAGATGAACAGAAATCATTAATCGCTTCAAAGAATTGGAGCATAAATCGAGTTGCATAATTATGAAAATTGAAATTAAAGAAAAATATAAAGTAGTTAGTCCAGAAGAAGGTTATGTACTTACTAACTATAAAGAAGGAATGGATATTAAATTATACAGTTCATTTACTGAATGTATCTGTCCTTTAAGTTGCGATTTAGAGCATCTATCAGAAGTCTCTTTAGATAAGGATGCTGAATATAAAGAATTAGCTATTAAAGCTTCTAAAGAGTATGAGGAATCAATAAAAGTTAGATAATTATGATTATACTTAAGAATACTAAAAATACACAAACTTTTTATGTAAGTAAGAAATGTGGTATTGAACCTGGACAACTTCCTGTTGGTTCTTATACTAAGATTGAAGCAGATGAAAGATTTCAACCTAAAGGTAATTACATTTCTGAGGAGAAAGCAGAAGAGTTAATTGATACTAAAGTAACAGAAAGTATTGAAGATCAAGTTCCTCCTTTAGTAGATCAATCTATAGATGCTAAACTTGTTCCAATTAATACTGAGATTACTAATCTTAAAGGGGAAGTTGAGGAGTTAGAAACTTCTAAGATGGAAGTATTCCAAGCTAATCAACCTCTATCTTTACATAGAAATGGAGAAGGTTTGCAACTATCTGTAGATTTAAGTAATTATGCAACTAAAGCAGAAATTCCTGATACTAGTGATTTTGCTACTAAAGAAGAGCTTACAGCTGTAGAGAATAAGATTCCTGATGTATCTGGATTAGCTACGAAAGATGAAGTTGCACTTAAAGCAGATAAAAGTGAGTTATCAAACTATGTAACTACAGATGCATATAATACAAAGATGACAGAGTTAGATGGAGAAATCTCAGCAATTCAAGCTCAGATTGGTAATATTTCAACTACTCTTGATACAATTAATGGTGAGGTAATCTAATATGGCAAATACAATTTCTGATAAATTAACGTATCTTGAAGGTACTAAGAGTGCCATTAAAGATGCTATTGTAGCTAAAGGTGTTGCTGTATCAGATTCCGATACCTTTAGAAGCTATGCAGATAAGATAGGACAGATTTCTGGAGGTGGTGGAGGAAAGATTAATTTAAATGATTGTGGATTAACACTTGCATTTTCTAATATGTCACAAGAACAATATGATAATGTTACATATTCATTTGATGATACTAGTTCTACAAAATGATTTTTTCAAGACGCAAATTTAAATGGTATAACAATAAATTTAAATAGTCTATTTAATATTTTGAATTATAATTTAGAGTATACTTTTTATCAAATTAAATGTTCTGATATTTTATTTCCAGCAGAAATATATTGTAGTAATGCTGACTTTGCTTTTTATAATACTCAAATACAAGACAGTTCTCCAATAATTCAAAAATTTATTATTGAAGAGAATGGTAATTCTAGTTTTACCAGTACTTTTGCATACTCTGTTATTAATGTAAATGAAATTGAGTTTAATAGTTCTAGATCAAGTTGTTCAATTAATATGTCTGGTATGTTTACTGGAGTTCAAAAAGATAGAGTGACAATATTGCCAACTATGAAATTTAATATTACGGGTAATGTAATTAATATGGAAATAGGAGGATTCTACGAACAATTACCTGATAATATAACTGAACTTCCTGAATGAGATGTTACAAGTATAAGTGCAGCAAGACAAAACTTTTCTAATTGGCCATTTTATAGCTGATCTTCCAATAATACTTATATAACTGATATGGGAGGAATAGTAGGGTTAAAAACGTATTTAGATTTAAGTAAACTGCCAAGTCTTAATTCTTTGGCTATTGATAATATTCTAAATAAAGCTGCTGATTTAACTGGAGAAGTGCCTCAAACTATTATATTTGCAGCAGATGTTTATAATGCACTTACTGAAGAACAGAAATCATTAGCTACATCTAAAAACTGAACTTTAGCATCAGCATAAATTTTGTCAGTTTTTATTTTTTCTTAGTACTTTGAGTGAGTAAAAAACTTGACATTAAAGGAGGCTTAGGTCTCCTTTAATTATTTTAATACATTAGTAAATTAGTTTATATTTTAAGAAAAAGATATGTAAAACTAATGTAAAATTATGCAAAGTGGAACAATTTATAAAATAACTAATTTAATAAACAATAAGATTTATATTGGAAAAACCACCAGAGATATTAAGCGTAGGTTCATTGAGCATAAACTGAAAGCAAAATCTGGTTTGGATTATCATTTAAGTCGAGCTATTAGGAAATATGGAGATAAAAATTTTATTATCGAAGCTATACAGGTATTTTGTTGTACCTCAGAAAGTTTATTAAATAGAAAATTAGATGAAGCTGAAAAGAAATATATTAATTTATTTAATTCTAAAATAAATGGATATAATATGACAGATGGAGGAGATGGTGGATTTGGACATATAATAACTGAGGAAACGAGAAAAAGATTGTCTGAAGCAAAAAGAGGGGAAAAGAATCCAAATTACGGTAAACATACTAGTAATTATTGTAGATCTGGAGAATTTCATCCTTTATATGGAAAATCAAGAAGTGAGGAATGTAAACAAGCTATGAAAGAAGCTTGAAAGACTAGGCCAAATCCCAAATATAAATATATTCTCAGATACTCTTTAGATGGAAAACTAATTAAAAAATATAGTCGAATTAGAGAGCTAGAAGACGAATTTACAAGAAGTGGTGTATATAATGCTTTAAGAGGCATAATTCCCACATATAAAAAATATATTTGAAAATATGAATTATAGTCTTGTTCTTCAGCATACTGTAACAAAACAAATTTATATTTATAATTTAAATAATCAGAATTATTCTGAAAATATATATTATAAATTTGATATAACGTTAGATGATAATACACCAGATGGAGAGTATCAGTATGTATTATTTTATAACCCAAATAAATGGGAAATCGTCATAGACCCAAATAACATATATCAAGATCAGTACAATAGCTATGTATTAGTCACCTATGATAATATATTAACTACAAATACTAAAATTCTGATAGCTGGAAAACCTATTCCAATTCTTAGTACTGGTTTAATTAGAATTGGGGATTATGAAAATCAAAGATACCAATATGATAGACAAAATCAATATATAAGCTATGAAAGAAAATAAAATAAAATCAAATCTAAAACTCTCAGCCATAGATCCTTTCATTCAATCTAACATCGTTCTTCCAACGGAAACAAGGAAAAGAGGTTCTGATATGATAATGTGAGGAGAAGATAACAAATATCCGTTATATCTATGGGATTTATATTTAAATGTTGCCACTCTCCAATCCATTATTAATGGTTCTGCTGACTTTATTGTTGGTAACGATGTTAAATGTAATGCTCCAGGATTTGAAGTAGTTGTAAACAAGAAAGGTGAAACAATAGTTGATATAATGAGAAAAATCACTATTGATAAGATGATATTTGGAGGTTATGCTATCCAAGTAATTAGAGATATGCTCGGAAGAGTTGCAGAGATCTATCATATTGATTTTATGAATGTAAGGTCGAGTGAAAAGAATGATGTATTATATTATGCAACTGATTGGACAGCTTGGTCTGTAAAAGCTATAAAATATCCAAAATTTGGAGCTGGGGATGAAAATCCAGCTAGTATATTTTATAATAAAGGTTATATAACAAGAGGAGTATATCCTATTCCTGTTTATGGAGCTGCTATTTTATCTTGTGAAACTGAGAAAAATATTAATGAATTCCATTTAAATAACATCAATAATGGATTTATGGGTAATCTTATTATTAACTTTAATAATGGGGAACCTACAGATGAAATTAGAGAGGAGATTGAGAGGAATATTAATGAGAAGTTCTCTGGTTATCAGAATGCTGGCAGAATATTGATTTCATATAATGCAGATGAGGCAAATAAGACTACTATTGAAAGATTAGATTCTGATGATTTTGATGAGAAATATCAATCATTATCTGAGAGAACCAGAGATCAAATATTCTGTGCCTTCAGAGCTAATCCTAACTTATTTGGAATTAACTCAGATTCAACTGGTTTTAATGAGCAAGAATTTGAATCTTCATTCAAGCTTTATAATAGAACTATGATTAGACCTATTCAGAAAGAGATTTGTGATTCATTTGATAAGATCTTTGGAATGCAGAATTCAATCACAATTTCACCATTTAGCCTTAATGAAGCTGATACTAAACAAGTTGAATAATGGAAAATAATTATAGAAATGTACTATTAATATCTGAAGATTATATAAAATCAGAATCTAATCTAGACAATAATGTTTCTGGTAAATATCTTCAGTCAGCAATTAAACTTGCACAAGATATTGAGCTTCAGTCATTAATTGGAACTAAGCTCTTAGAAAAGATTCAGAAATTAGTAATTGATTGAAAAGATCCAAATAAACCAGTTCATCCAATAGAACCTCCTATTTATGATCCTACTTCAATAGATGACCCAGAAAATCATAGATATAAAGAATTGCTAGATTACTATATTCAGCCTTATTTACTTTATCAAGTATTAAGTGAGATTACTATACCCATCTCATTTAAGCTGAGTAATTTTGGGGTTATGAGGACTGATGATGAGAAAGATTTAACTTCTGATATTAGCCAAGTTAATCTTATTAAGAAATATTATAGAGATAAAGCAGATTTCTTTAAAACGAGATTACAAAATTGGGTAATTACATATTATAATGATTTTCCTGAATTGTATTCTTATAAACCTCTTAAAGATATGTATCCAAATATGTATTCAAGTTCATCTTGTACTATTTGGTTAGGTGGAGCTAGAGGTAAAGGTTGGAGATATAATTCTTGTGAAGGTCCTCTGCAAAGAGCTTATGATTTCCCTTCAAGTGATAACAATAAAAAGAGTAAGTAAGATGACGTATTTTGAATTAATAAACAATTTAAAAGCTTGTGCTCTTGAAGAACCCAATATTAATTTTGTAGGAAGTAAGGATATATATGAACTTAATAGTATCCCAACTATTGAATATAATGTATTTTATATAACTCCAAATACATTTAATATGGATGAGGATACTATTACTTACTCTTTAAATCTCTATTTTATAGCAAGATGGGATGAGACTGATAATAATCAGCTTGAAGAGCAATCAGCTGGAATATTAGCATTAACTAATATAATTAACCGATTTAATAACCAATATCCAGAAGTTGATATTTCTTATCCTTTAATTTTTACTCCATTTTATCAGAAGTTCAAAGATATTTGTACTGGAGTATTTGTTAGAGTTGATTTAGCTGTAGACAATACTCTGGGTACTTGTTCTGATAATATGTAATGGAAAATAAATTAAACTGGTTTGGAAAGGTATTAGAATGAGTAGATAAATATGGATTACTAAAGATATTTAAAGCAGGGATTGGATTAATATTTATATCCTATGTAATGGTTATTACACTTAATCCCTCTATTGTTTATAATAAGGTTGTAACCTATATTGAACAAACTCACAATTCTAAAACTATTGCAAGAAATGAAGCAACTTTGAAGATTAAATATAAGCTTAAAGAATTGCTTCAAAGTACCAATGCTGATAGAGCTTGGGTTATTGAATATCATAATGGAACTACTGGATTAGGAGGACTTCCATTTACCTATGGAGTAATGAATGCAGAGGAAGTAAAACCAGGAATAAGACCTGTAAGTAGCCATTATAAAGATTTCCTGTTATCTGACTATACTTCAATTATAGAGTTTTCTAAGAATGATGGATGGTTTGGTAATATAGATAGTTTAGAAGCAGATGATCCAAGATTATATTATGCATTTAAATCCAACAGAGTGAATGAAATAGCAGTATTTTATTTAAAGACTGAGGATAAAGATATTGGCATTTTAGGTTTATCATTCTGTGATACACCTATGCCTTATGATACTTGAGTACATCTAAGAAGAGCTGGAATACAGATAAGTGTAATTTTAAATAAAATATAATATGAAATATTGGTTAAAATATGTAATTGCAGTAGTTATTATTCTGCTGATATGTTTACTAATTAAAGTAATTCCTTTTTGGATTACTGTAGTATTACTTGTAATAGGTGTAGCTTCACATCTATTTTATAGATACGTTATGATTAAAGATGTACTTAAATAATGAAGTATTTCACACTCGAAGAATTAACAAGATCTGATACTGCTTCAATTAAGCATATAGATAACACTCCAGATGAGAGTATAACAGAGCACCTGATAGAGTTGGTCGAGAAGCTTTTAGACCCAATAAGAGAGAGATGGGCAAAGTATTGTGATGACAATCAGCTTGGTAACGCAGGCATCAGGATTTCCTCTGGTTTTAGAAATAAGGAGCTTAATAAAGCAGTAGGAGGATCTTCAACTTCTGCTCATTTAACAGGGTATGCAGCAGATATAATTCCAAGTAACGGCCAAATGAAAGAATTTCAGGTTTGGATTACTGAAGCTATTGAAAAGTATGATTTTGATCAACTTATTTATGAGAAACCTAGAAATGGAATAGCTAGTTGAATTCATTTAGGACTGAAGAATAAAGAGGGTTTGCAGAGAAGACAGAAATTTACTATTATATAATGTTTTACTATTGTTATAAAATAATTTTAACTGCAGGTACATTAAGAGGCAAGTATTATATTGGGAAAAGGATTTATAGAGGTAAAGACATAAATAAAGATCCATATAAAGGATCAGGAAGGATTATTACTAATTATTACAAAAGATTCCCTAATGCATACCAAAAGATTATTTTGGCAACTTGCACTAATGCAGATGAATTATCTAAATTAGAATACAAACTAATTGGAGATAAATGGGACACTGATCCTATGTGTTTAAATTTGAAACCTGGAGGAGAAGGAGGCAATTACGGAGTCAAATTTAATTCTGAATGAAAGAAGAAACTGTCTAATTCTAATAAGGGAAAGAAACATAATTGCCCAGAATCTTGAAGAGTTAAAGTAGATGCTCATAACAAACAAAGATGTCGTAAAGTAGCTCAGTATGATTTAGATGGTAATTTTATTCAAGAGTATGAAAGTTGCACAGAAGCAGCCAAATCTGTAGGAACTGATAGAGGAGCTATTAGTAGAGTATGTGGTGGATTAGCAAATACAGCTAAAGGATTCAAGTGAAGATATGTTTAATAAAAAAGAAATAGGAGGGTTTATGCCCTCCTATTTTCATTTATTCCATCATTTCAAATAATTTATCATCTTCTTTAGGTATTAAATCTCCTGTTTGTAAGTCTACTAAAAACTTACTATTTTCTGGTATTACATATACATAATACACTCCATTTATACATACTTTATAGGTTTGGTATTTCATATTAATCAGTATATGTTGCGTTAGGAATCTCTGGTTTGGGTGTTTCTTTTACTTCTTCCCAAACTAAACCTCTATGCTGGTTTTCTAGTTGAACTATTCTATATTCTAGTTCTTCAAGCTTTTTAAATAAATAATCATCCATAATTAATCAAATTTAGAAATAAACATATAATCTTTATCTTTTAATACTTTATCTATAATATCACCAAATCTTTTAGTAGCCTCTTTACATTCGAGCATTCATTTATCCAATTCTTTAATATACTCTTCTGTTTGTTTAATTGTTTCTTTAATATCACTTTCCATATCACAAATATAATATTTTTATTTATTAAATACAAATTTTTTATTAATAATTACATAACCTTCAGTTTGTTTACCATTTACTCTTTTCTGGCATTTTTTAACTTCATAATATTTATCAATTTCTGTTGCTTTTGGAGTAATAGTAATATCACTAATTTCATAAGCTTCTTTAACAAACTTTTTAATATCAGCGTTAGAATACCACATTCCAAGAGTAATTGATTGATTTAACTTCTTAGCTGCTTTATTATCTGCACTTTTATTTGATTTCTTTAATAGAGCATCTTTAATATCCGAAATGCAATATTTCAAGCTTGCCATCTTTTCGAATCCTAATTTACTAATAGCTTCTGGTAACCAAGGATATTTAATAATAGCATCATTTAAGAGTGGAGTATTCAGTTTAAATTTATTTTCCCATTCTGTTCTAACTTCTTTAATTAGTTCTTTAAATGGTTTATTATCAGATTCAAAATCAATCTTAATAGAGTTGTCTTCACATTCTATTACTTTTTTAAATCCATTCTTTATATATTCTTTATTAAGATTCGTTCTAATAGAATATAAACCTCTTGTCACTTTAAAGTTAAAAATATCTACCTTAGCCATATTTGGATCAAATGTAAATGTAAAATCATCATTTACTTGGATATAAGTATCAGATGTAAATTCTTTAAGTTTCTTTCTTGCAACTTCAGGCATTGCATTGTAAGCATCTACAGCAATCTTAGTTTCCTCAATATTCTGGATATTCTTCTTTTTAAAGTCTTCATAACTAATATCTGCATATCTTGTTGCTGAGTAAAGATGAGTTATCCAGTTTAAATATTTACTATTTCTAATTCTGCCAGCAATCTGTTGGATTGAAGTTGAGATGTCAAGAAGAGTTTGTGCTTTTTGAGCATCACTTACTACTACAATTCTTCCATTTTCATCATAAATATCAGAACCTTCAAATACTGTAGAAGTTAATAAATTTATTTTCTTAGGTTCATCTAATACTGTAGAATTATGAATTGATAATTTGGTTTTATTGTTTTTGGAATATATAACTCTGGTATTCTCTTCTGTAAGTTTAGCTTTCTGAATAAGATTCTTTATAAAGTCCACAGAATTTACAAATATATAAACATTACCTTCAACTTGATTATTAAGAACAGCATTAATTAATTTAATAGTTGAAGCTTCAACATTCTTACATTTAACGGCTTGTACCTTAGTTTCAATAACATCATCCCATTCTTGTTTTACTAATTCTAAATCTTTTAATTCATCTAATACGAATTCTTCTTCAAGAGGAGTTGCAGTCATAAATGTAAAATCTTTAAATAATTTATAGTTCTCTAAAACAGGTTTAATAGCATCCTTTCTAAAGCTATACTGATTAAATAGTATATGATATTCATCTACTAATAAACTGTATTCTTTAGTATTAACTGCAGAAATAACCTTCGGAAGTGAGTTATATGTAACAATAATTTTAGGACATTTAACACTATCTACGTAATCTTTAATCTCTTTAATAGTAACTCCAGCATAAACTCCAAATATCTTCTCAGTACGTCTTTCATTTGGATATTGTTGAAGTTTATTCTCAACTAAGCTAGTAAATGGAACACAAATAACATAAGGCTTATTACATTCAATTGCCATTGAAGTTCCTCCACATCCAACTTTTCCTTTATCAAATAAGCAGTTAGTTGGCAACTCATTAATCAAATTGTTTAAATATGTTTTCATAATTTTAATAATTTAAATAGTTAAAGTTTTTGTCAATATTTTTATTTTCTTACTACTAAAAGTGAGTAAAAAACTTGACAGTAAGATTCAAAAAGTGGCAGGACTTTCACCTGCCTAGAATTATTAGTTTTAGTTTCATACTGCAAATATAATACATAAAAATTAAATTTCCAAATAATTCGGGTATTATTTTTAATAAAAAATTATTTTTTTCTTTACACTACAAATATAATAATAAATTTTTATTCTGCAAAACTTTTCTTGATTTTTCTTACCCAAAGTTTTGTTAATTTTTTGCCATTCTCTTTTTCGTATCTTTGATTAGCATATTTTATTCAGTCTCAATTTAGTGCATTTAATTGAATTGCAGCTCTATTTAATGATACTCCAGATAAGCACAATTCTACTAATTTATCTATATTCTCATTATATCATTCTTTTTTGCTTTGTTTATTTATTTTTATATTATTTGCACTCTTAAAATCTGCTAATAGCTCTACAATTAATTCATCTGGAAGTTTTAACCATTCTGAATTACTCTTAGTTTTATATGCTCTATATTTATCTCTATAATAATTTTCATCATCTCTATTTCCTTCTTTTGCTATAAAAAATTCTATCATCTCATTTGGAATAGTATTTTTATAAGCAGTTAGTCTGCCACTTATATTAGTAGTGTAACCAACTTTAATAAAATTCGTTTTAGTTAATTTAATTACGTAAATCATATTGTTTTTATTAATATATAATAAAAATACAAATAGTAATATTTTTTTGAAAATAATAAAAATAATACCTAAAAAATTTGGAAATTGAATAAAAAATGTATTATCTTTGTAGTACAATAATAAACAAGTATTAACATATTAAATAATAAAATTATGAAAAAAATAAATAAAATTTTAGTTGGTCTTTTAATTGCATCTTCAATTGTTGCAGGTTTTAGAGTAAATGAAGTCTATCAGGAAAGACAACATAAAACATTTGAATTAAGATTAGAAAGAGCAGAATTAAAACATAAATTAGATTCAGTAATGTGGGTTAATCCAGCAAGTGAAGAAGTATCTAATTTATATGAAGAATATTGTGATTTAACACTTAAAATTAATAATATAAAATAATGAAAACAGATATAAGAAGTTTAGTCTTTACAAAGAATCTATTTAAAGAGAAATTTAATATAGATATAGAATGATGTAAAGACGATTATTCCAGGTATGATGGAACATTTAATTGGAATGGAATTGATTATATAATTGAAGTTAAAAGAAGAAGATTCAATTCTAATAAATATCCAACCACTATTATTAATAGGGATAAATTTGATATGCTATCAAGAAATAATTCTATATTAGTAATAATATTTGATGATGGAGTATATATATTTAAAGATATAAAACAAGCCTTTATAAAGGATTCTATGAAATATGGTTGTTCTACAACAGATTTTGGAGGAACTTATGGCTATTCATTAAAAACAGAGTTGTCTTTAAAGAAAGCCATTAAGATAGATGTAAATACAGAATTTAGTAATTATATAGCAAATGATAGCCTATAAAAGAATACTTAATTTTGAAAACTACCAAATTGGAACTGATGGCTCAATATGAAGTTTAAGAGCATCAGTTCCAAAGAGGTTAAAACCTCAAGTAAAAACTAATGGGTACTTTACAGTAACATTATATAATAAAAATTTGAAAAAGAAGTGTTATATACATAGATTAGTAGCTGAAACTTTTATATCTAATCCGAATAACTATCCTTGTATAAATCATAAGGATGAAAATAAATCAAATAATAACGTAAGTAATTTAGAATGGTGTACTTATAATTATAATAATAATTATGGAACTCATAATCTGCGAGCTGGATATAGTCATAAGAAACCAATACTGCAATTACTAAATGGAATAGTTATTAAAAGATGGGATTCAACAATAGATGCTGAGAGAGAACTAAATATACAATCTAGAAATATTGTAAAGGTTCTTAAAGGGCAGCGAAAAACAGCAGGAGGATATATGTGAACATATGAGTAATAACGAAATTGTAGAAAAGTACTATCCATTTATTATGGAACTTAAGCAAAAATTTGGTGCAGATGATGACTGTGTTCAAATGATTTTTGTAGAAATACTAGAGTATTCAAATCCAAAATTAAATCAGCTTGATAGCAAAAATGAATTGAAATTTTGGATTACAAGATTATTTAAGAATTATTGGTTTAGTAAAACAAGTAGATATTACTATACCTATAAGAAATATTATGAGATTGTTAAAGAACCACTTGAACAACAAAATGACGAATTGGAGGATTGATTAAATGAAACGGAAGATTAATATTGACGATTTACTTACTGAGTATGAAATAGACTATAGTATGTTTACAAATATGGATGATAGACTATTAAGTATATATCCAAAATGACTTGAGCTTAATAAGGCAGATAAGACAGTAATCATATTATATGCTGAATATCACAGTTATAGAGAAGTGGGAAAAATATTGGGAATTAGTCATACTACCATATCAAGGTGTATAAGTAATATTAGAAATAAAATATGTGGAAGGATATAGCTAATTATGAAGGTCTTTATAAAGTAAATAATATCGGAGAAGTTTATAGTATAAGGACAAATAAATTTATTAAACCTACTATTAGAAATAACTACTTAGCAGTAGGACTATGAAAAAATGGAAAAGTTAAAATGAAGTCTATACATAGATTAGTAGCTGAAACATTTATACCAAATATATATAATTTACCAGAAGTAAATCATATTAATGAAGATAAGACTGACAATAGAGTCGAAAATCTAGAATGATGTACTAGGAAATATAATACAAATTATGGAACTAGAAATAAAAAGATTTCTTCTTACCTTTCAAAACCTGTAGCTCAATATGATCTTAACGGAACTCTAGTTAAAAAGTATAATTCTATTAAAGAAGCTGCGGAAGCTTTAGGTAAGTGTGATTATTCAATTCGAGCTTGTTTATATGGCAAATATAAAACAGGTTATAATTATGTATGAAGATTATGTTAGAATTATTTATAATAGCAGTAATAATAGTCTTTATAATTGATTTATCTGGGGCTTTGGATAGTTTTAAACACAGTATTTGAAAAAGACTATTTAAAGGTATACCTTATAAAGAAGATTGAAGACTAAAACCTTTAGATTGCAGTTTATGTATGACTTGGTGAATTGGATTAATATATATTCTTATTACAAGTCAATTTTCAATTTTAATGGTTGGGTATATTGCACTATTAGCATTTATGACTCCAATTATTAAAGATATTATGATATTATTAAAAGATGCATCTACTAAGCTGATAGATGTTATATACAAACTTATTAATTAAAAATTATATTTTATGGAAACAGAAGTTATTTATCACTACAAGAATGGAAAGTTAATTTCTATATTTACTTATACTAAAAAGCGCTAATTATGAAACAATTAACAGAAGAGCAGTTTAAATATTTAAGAGGATTTGAAGATAGATTTGTAACTGCAACTAAGTCTAATTATTGCAGAAATGTACAAAAGCAGGATGTAATTAAGCTTAAAGAGATTTATGAATGTTTAATTGAACAAGAATATAGAATGAGCGTAGCTTGTGCTACTTGTATACTTAATCTTATAAAGAGGATTGCCCCAATCTATTTTGAATATCAAGAAAAACTAAAGGAAAATGAAAGTAAAGAATCAGGAACTGCCGAAGAAAACAGGGAGACCGAAAAAGGCAGAGGTAGAAAAGGAACAAATAGACGAAGTAAAGACTAAATATCTTTATGCTGCAAGGTTATTTAACAAAGGATGGTCAAGGAATAAAGTAAGTGAAGAACTTCAAAGTAAATATAATGTAAGCCAATCAACGGCTGCAAGATATATTGGAGAAGCTTATAAGATAATTGCTGAAAAGAACGATAACCTTATAAAAAATCTTAGACATATACAATTATCAAGATTGGAATCATTACTGGATACTGCTATTAGTAAGGGAGATATTAGAGCTGCAAATGAGATTATTAAGACTATAAATAGTATGTTTGGATTAAATCAACCTGAGACTATTGTAGCTATTCAGAATAATGAAGTCCAGTTTAAATTTGGAGATCCAATTAACAATGACAAAAATATATAAAGGATATAGCCCATTTATCTATCAATTAAAGGTACATACTGCTTTAGAGCACTCTTATAGGTCTGGAAAAATATTTACTGTAAAAGCAAAGAGACAATGTGGTAAATCCTTTATGGCAGAAAATGAACTATTACGATTTTCAATTAACTATCCTGGAAGTATTAGCTGTATTGTTGAACCAACTCTTACTAACTCCAGAAAGATATTTAAAGAGTTAGTAAAGGCATTAGATGGCACAGATATTATTAAGAAAAAGAATGAATCTTTGCTTGAGATTGAATTTACTAATGGGAGTGAAATACTATTTAAATCTGCTGAGCAAAAAGATTCATTACGAGGATTTACAGTTAGTGGAATATTAGTAATTGACGAAGCAGCTTATATATCAGATGAAGTATACGAAATTTTAACACCTATCGCTGATGTATGGAATGCTCCAATACTTATAATTAGTACTCCAAGGTTTAGAGAAGGATTCTTTTATGAATGCTTTAAAAAGGGCTTTGATGGTAATTTTAGTAAATATTATCAATCCTTTGATTGAGCATTAGAAGATACTTCTATGCTGTTAAGTGAGGATAAACTTGAAATGTATCGCCTTACAACCTCCAAAAATAAATTTAGAACTGAATATCTTGGAGAGTTTGCAGACGATGATGGTTGCCTATTTAATAATATAGCTAACTGTATAATTGATAAAAAACCTGAATATCATAATCTCTATATTGGAGTTGACTGGGCTACTGGTTCTGGTAAAGACTATACTTGTATTACAGCTTTAAATGAAAATGGGCAGATGGTCTTTATAAAGTATTTTAACGACAAAACTCCAACAGAACAAGTTGATTTACTGACAAATATATTCACTGAGTATCAGGGATTTATAAAGATAGTTCAAGTCGAACAAAACTCAATAGGTTCAGTGTTTTATGATATTCTTGTAAAAAGGAATCCTAAATTACGGATAGTTAAGTTTTTAACTACTAATAAGTCTAAGGCAGCTATTGTAAATAAGCTACAAGCGGCATTAGAAAACGAAAAGATTGGTATTTTAAAGGATGATAAACTATTAAATGAATTAAGACTATATGAAGCCAGTTATAATCCAAAGACTGGAAATGTTAGTTATAATGCTCCATCTGGATTTAATGATGATACTTGTATATCTTTAATGTTAGCTTATGATGCTTTAAATACAAATAAAGGAACTTATAATATTGCAATTAAATAATGATAAAGAATTGGAATGAAATGAATTTATCTCATTATAAAAGACTGTTTGAGATAATACGAAAAGACTGGGAAAATGAATTAGATATGAATTTAGCTATGGTATCTGTACTTAGTGATATACCTATAGAAGATATAACTAATATGGAAGTAAACAAGCTACAAGAGTTTATAAATAATCTTAAATTTATAGAGACTCCATATAAGCCAAAAACCCCAGAAACTACTTATAATATTGGCAATAAAGAATATAAAGTCTTTTTTAATGTTAATAAGATGACGGCCAGTCAATATATTGACTTTCAGAATTTTTATAAGCAGTATGATGATTTTATGCCTAATCTAGCAGCTTGTTTCTTGCTACCTAATGGAAAGAAGTATGGAGAAGATTATGACCCTATTGATGAGGCAGAATTCTTAAATACTCATCTAACAATAGATATATTTTCAGACATAATGTTTTTTTTTGTAAACTTATTGCAAGTATCAACGCTGAGTACCCTACACTCTTCGGAAAGGGAGATGAAGAAGAGACTAAGGAAAACCAAGGACAAACT